GGAGCCTGTTTTTTTCGACGTGGCAGGATTTGAGCCTGACGCATCATCATAAAGAAGCGCAGTTGTTAAAGACAGGTCGGTGGCTGTGACAACAGCATCTGCAACGATATTCTTGCCGCCTGTCCCGTCATCATCAGACTCTGCAAGCGCTGTCAATGGTACTGGGTAGTATGACATCATTTCACCTATGGGTTGTCAGCACCAAGCACGGTGCCTGTGTTAATCCAATTAATAGTATAACCATTTCTTTCAATGGCTGCACCTGCCGCACCACCTGAACCGCCGCCAGCCTGACCAAGGTTGCCACCTGCAAAGCCTGTCGCAGTAAATATACCACCAGCACCATCATCAGCAGTCGCTATACCACCAGCGCCGCCAGTCGTGTTGTCGCCATTCTGTGCAGGGGTAATGTCAATGGCGTTGGCAGAAGGTGATACAAAGCTACCTGTAGCACCTAGACCGTTAGTATAGCCCGCACCGCCACCACCGGCACCAAAGGCCGATACGCCGCCACTCGATGCGCTTTGTCCGTTAGCGCCCCCGCCGCCGCCACCAATGGTGCCTGAGTTGTCAATCTGCACATTGGTTTCAAGGTATAAGGCTATACCGCCATCTTCCGGCGTGCCGCCAAGGTTCGCGCCGTCACCGCCTTTACCAACAATCAAACCCCTAACATCGAGTATTGGGTCATTGTTGAAGTAGCTAAAATCGCCAGTTGACACGGCGGGCTGTGTGGTATCGCTACTACCAGCCACACAGAAGCCATCAAAAATAATCCTAACCTGCGTGTCTGCGTCATAGCTTGATGGCGGGGATTGGTCGTCAAATACATCACGAAGCGTCCGTGCAGTGCCTCCCGCATCTTTCAACTGGTCAATTTCACTGGATAACTGAACTACAAGCACGCCCTCGTCAACGCCTTCGTCTTGGGATAGCTCTTGGCCGTATGAGTGTTCAAGGCAGGTGTAGCTAAAATTATCCGACCCCTGCGCCGACATAACCTCAACGGGCAAGTCAATACGGGAGTTTGTGTTATCCACAATCGTTCTGGTGTTAACGTAAGCGTTACCCGCTGTCCATACGTCGGTGTCTTTTGAATCCAACTGGAATGATATTTCGATAGGCGCTTTCGAGTATCTGCGGCCCCATCTTGCAGCCAAAAGAATTGCAGCAGCCTTGTTATCATTGTTAATCCAGCGGCAGTTAATCGTTTTGATTTTCTGTGAGCCGTAATTTGACGCGCTATCAGGGTCGATGCGCACATAACCTTGCTGATAGTTGGTTATCTCGTCAAGGTCTTTGGCGTAGTCGTAGATGCCAAAATTCACAATGACAGTACTAACCCGCATGTCCAGTTTATCTTGCCACGACACAGTATCGGCAAGCAATTCACCTTCGTCTGTCCACGTTGGCGCGGATGAAGAGAAGTCTTTGATTGCGACAAACGATATCTCTGCCAACCGCTCATCCCAGTACAGGCGATGCGGCGCTTCCATGCCCAGTTCTTTCAGCAGCGTCTTAATGCCTACCGGCTCAGTTAGCAGGGTGTAATAGTTGCCCGGCAAATACGCGCTTCTCTCTGCCGCCCATTTTGATGTTGAAATGTAAGAAGAATCAAGGCCCGCTCCGGTAACAAGCAGCAGGTATAAGATATTATCAACAGTATCTTGAATCTCAACGCATTCCTGTACTGTGTCATCAGCACTGTGCGCGTCGGCCACGGTGTTATATTGCGCCCTAACTACTGTCAGCGTGTCACTGCCGCTGGTACGCGTGTAGGTCATTATTTCGTCGTTGATACGGATAATCCCGCTTGTGCCGTGATTAGCATCACCAGCGCCTGTAGGGGCGAGTGTGATGCTTGTGTCAGTGTCAGTGATATCTGCGTTCAGGTAGCCGGTTGATTTTGACGGGTATTGCGCACGGTCATTGTCAGCAAACTTTAACGGGTCGCGGCCTGGAATGGACACACCTGAAGCGGTTTTCTTGAACGAATCCATCAGGTAATGACGCGCCTGAAATGCGTTAGTATCAAACGTGAATTTGTCGTCAAGGTAGCCGGAGTATACCCGCATAGGGAATCCCTGATAATACGGGTAAGTGGCCCTCCATAACGGCCAAAAGTCCACAGGGTTTCCAGGTGTTGAAAGCTCAGTCTCGTCATTGTGGTCACGGATATTTACCGTTACTCGGCCACGGATGCCGATGCCGCCTCTGGGTCAATAGATGTTGCACCGAATGACGGAGTACCCGCAACAAATGGCGCAGCATCAAGACCAGGAGGAACAGGTGAGCGGTCAAGGCAAAAACGAAATGTCGTGCCGTCACAGTCAATCTCCACATAATAAAATGGACGCTTTACTGCTTCTTTCTTCGCGTTGTTATACAGAGCCATTGCCAGTCTGACTCCAGTTAATAGACATTAAATTACGAGTTCCGCTGAACTGTAGCGAGATATCACCACCAGTCTCGCATAAGCCGACCTCATCAGGATATTCAAGCAGGTTCCATGCAATGAAATACAGGTATTCTTTCGACACCTCTTTGAAGTCTAAAAAGTAATTCTGTATCCAAGTTCTATCCACGTTATCCAGTGTCACGCTATTGGCAAACCCTTTACGGATAATGCTACGAGATGCAAGCTCGCCGCCATCAGTCATGTTGTTGCGGTAGACCGTTCTGTCAGCCATAGTGATAGGCGTATGCCCGCTAAAGAATGGGCGCTGCAATTGCAGGGCGATACCTGCTGAGATGTAGCCTATTCCTACCGAACCTGTGCCGCTGCACACGATTTTTATCCTGCGAGCCGACACCGTACCGCCAGTGTAGTGAAACATTAGCGGCGTGTTGTCAGTCGGGTTCTTGCCCGTCGTTAACGGCGTAAATGAGCCTGTGGTGGCCCCTGACCATTCCGCACCAACAGAAAACAGTGACGTACCCAGTGTATGAGCGCCTACGCATATCGTGTCAATATCAACATTGGCAGGTAGCGTGATGGTAATCTCTGCACCGCCTGTGAACGTCCACTTTTTGTATGTGTTTGGCACTAACGCATAAGCACCATTGGTGCCGGTTGTCACTGACACGCTATCGTAATTTAGCAGTAGGTTGTCATAAAGTATCCGCGCATGGTTAAGCGGGAAAGGTGGCGTTGTGACTGTGCCGGTCGTAGGTGTTATCGCCGCTGGAGCAGAGATAGCCGCAGTCGATTGTGGCGTCTTTGCCGTAGGCGCTGCAATGGATGCACCCGAGACAGACGACAAAACAGAAGGCGACGAAATGCCTGCTATCGCCTCGGCGCTCCATGCCACAGGAGAAGATATAACTGAGCCGCTAACAGTCGAGTGCGACACAGGCGTGGAGATGCTGCCGACAGACACAGCGGATAACGCATCAGGGTCGGTTATGCTCGCCCCGCTAACGGCAGTTACAGCAAAGGGTGAGTCAATAGGCCAATCAGGTGTTGGCGTTGGCGTAACCCTATTTGATGTAACGCTAAAGTCTGTAGGTAGCGCAGTCATTACGGATCCTTATGGCGCGTCGATTGGTGCTGGCGTTACTGGCGTTGCGGCGCTAGGCGCTGACACCGCACCTTCGCTAACCGGAGTGTTTGCGCTAGGCGCTGGAATTGTTGCTTCATTTTCAGGTGTCATGTTAACCCCCTATAAAGTTAAAGTCATACCCATCACCCGCAAGGGCTTTGAGCAGGTCGTAAACTTGCTGTCCTGATACCATGTCAGACGGGTTTAAGCCGCGAATGTCAAATGTTCTGTTTGGTGCTTGAGCTACCGCGCTGCTGTTCGTGGTTGTCGCGGTTGCTGGCACGCCGCCGCTAAATTGAGCAGTATTTCCGTTGCTTACGTTTGCGGCCTGAGCGAGTCCGGTTGCTGCTATAAGCGCCCCGTTTAACTTTCCGTAAGCGCCTATAGTGGCCGCCATAGGAGGGCCTGCAATCGGACCCAATTCTGCAAGCGCCCTAGTTTGTGCCACTAGTGTATTTTGGGTGTTTTGAGCGAGAGATAATCCTTTATTTACCGCGATAGATGCGATAGCAGCCGCTTTTGACTGTCCTGCGAACTGGTCAAGTAATCCCGCCGCGTTTTGCAGCGCTGCATTTCTCATGCTCGCTACGGTTGCTTCGTATTTCTTCTGTAACGCTATGCGCTCATTAACCGACTGGTTTTCTAGCGCAATAAGCGCCTGTTGATGCTGTGCAACACGCTCGCGCTCTATAGCGTCAAACTCGGCCTTGGTTATCTCTTCATTAGCCAATGCTTCTTTAAGCATCTCGCCGTCAGTGATAAATTTCTGAGCCATCAACTGCTGCTCAGTCATTATCTCCTGTCGTATTTGCTCAACAGCAGAAACACGAGCCGCCGACTGCTGCTCAGCTTCACGTTTGATTCTCAGCCTTTCAGCTTCCTCTTCGCGCTCAATCTTGAGTCTTTCGGCAGACGCTTCACGTTGCGCCTTAAGTAGCTCTCTTTGGGCAATTATCGCAGCCTTTACTCTTTCCTCTTCCGCTTCGATGGCATCGTAAGCCGCATTTATTGCGTCAATTTGAGATTGGTTAGCGCCGTCCTGGGTGGCTTTTTGCAGGGCTATTTGTCGCTCTGTCTTGCCTATAGCGTCGGCTTGGGCTTGGATGGAGGCAACAAAGTCCATTATCGCTTCTTTCTGCGCCTTTGTTTGGTCTATATTTCCCTTTACAGCGGCAGTATAGAAGTCTAGCTTTACTCTCGATTCGTCAATTTCTTGATTTGACGTTGATATGACAGCATTAAATGCGACTATTTCTTCATTAAGCTCTCTGGCTGACTTTTGCAGGTTGTTGTAAGCCTTTGCTCCAAGCTGGCCGCGCTCTATGATATTTCCAATGTTTTTAAGTTGCCTTTCGTTTTCGGCAATCTCTTCGCGGGTGGTCTTGATTAGCTCTTCTTTCTCCTTGATTAGCTTTCGCTCTTCCTGAGCGAGCAGCGCAGCTTGCTCTTTGGTGAGGATTTTTGTTTCGGCTAGCTCTCTGAGTTTATCTATTAGCTTTTCGGTTTTGTCTTCTGCATCAAATAAAGATGGTACAAGCATTCCAACTATCGAGGCGCTAAGACCAGCGATAGCGCCGAGCATTGGAGCGCCCAGAACAATCCCAAGGTCTGCCATTTGGAAGGCTGCTGCTTGGATTATATTGCCGCCATAGTTGACTTGCCCCACGAACTGCTCAAACTGAACAGCAGCCATGCCAGTCTTTCTGGATAATCCAACCATACCAGCAGAGGCTTGCGCGGTTGATGATTTTACCCTTTTCGCTGCTTTCTCAGTGCTGGAACCTATGCCTTCACCGGCTTTTTTGGCGGCAGCATCGACATCATGGAATGACTCTTCAACAGTGTCGTTTGACGCTTTTATCTTGGCGTTTGCGGACACAACGCCTGCGTCAGATACCTTTACGTCAAACTCTATTTGATTAGCCACTGGTTACACCTTTCTTAGCTTCTAGCTTTTCGAGCAAATCAGATGCTCTTTCGAATTGCTTTCTGGTTATCTTTCCAACCATTTCAGGCGGGCGGTTAACCGCAACATAAGTAAATATGTCATACGGCGAAGATTGCCAGAACTCGTGCGGCTTCATCCCGTATATGATGCACTCGCGCAGCAGATTAGGGCAAAGCCGTTTTAAATCTTCTGCGCCTTCATCTTTTCCGACAGTTCAGCAGCCTCTTTGTCTGACGGGATTTCACCTTCCCATTTGGGGCACAAGGCATCCAGTATCTGATTTGTTACGTCTTGCGTTTTCTTGAAATTCTCTTTTGTTGTAAGAGAATTCCATACTTCCATTGGGTCAACCTTAACGCCGCCCCTAGAAAGAATAACGCTAATCAGTTTTGAGCAAATCGTATAATCTGGATAATCGCCAAGATATATCTTTGCGCCTAGCGTGAATGGACTGCCGATTTTGTTAGTGACATATTCAAGCAGGTCCATATCAACGGGCACGCTTACTTCATTATCACCCCACGACAGTTCGATAATTCGATAGCTCATATTAAACCACCGGATCGGTAAACGTCCATGCACCAGACGATTGCAAGGTTACTGAAAACGTCATTAATTCATTGCCGCCGCCGCCCTGCTCTAAAGTGGCAAGGAAGAATGTACCATCAATCTGTGAGCCGCTTGTGCCTGCGTTATCTGCCAAGCATTCAGCGTTAAGCAAATAAGCTTGCGAGCCACCTGCTGACGCAGATTTAAGCCAACTGTTATTGCGAGCCACACCAGTTGCGGTAATGGTCATTGATGATGTACCAGGCTCTGCATGATACTCGGTATATTGACCTGACTGCGAGCCGGTTGTTTCGGATGGTGAGTGTGAAATGCTATAGTTTAGCTCAGTAAAGATAACGCTTGTACCACCAAACGTCGCTTCCCACTCTCTAGTGTGAATACCTGCACCTACTGACATGGTTTAATCCTCATGGTTGATTTATAGTCATTCTAACTGGTCAAACCACTAGACGCAATATTTATGGTATTGTGGGGTTTTTAGGAGGGTATAAAATGAAATTGAAATTAGAAAAACGTGAGATTATTAGCATATCAGTCAGCAATGATTTAGAAGTCGACACAAGAAAGAGCCGTGAGTGGTTGAGTTTTTTTAATGAGTCAAAACTCAAGCTGACTGAGATTTTAATGCAAACACTCGACGCAGAAAAAGCATCAAAGCTTATTAAATCGCGCAATTCAGGAAAAGAATCAAGGTAAAAGCCGATCTTGATGACGGAAGAACAATGAACGGTGTGTTTTACTTGGCCTCTCTTGAGGTGGCAGGGGATTTTTGCACGCCTAGCATTGTAACTGCTAGACTTGAGTCAACAGGCGAAATAACATTCACTGAAAAAGTACCAGAATATGACCGCGTAACAGTAAAATCATACGCAGAAGTTACAACTTCACACGATGCTGATTTGCTTGATTATGTTTCGGTTAATGGTGTTATTTTTTACAGGGGTGAAGAATGAGCGACTTTAAAGAAAGAAAAAAGAAAGAGCTTGAGCGGTTGAAGGATTTGGCTATCGGAAGGCTTGAGGTAAACGATTTAGTAGGATTTGCAATTGCAAAAGCTAATTTCGATGCAGTTTTGCACGCAACAGAGTCTGTAGATGATGGCAAAACTTTTTTCTTAGAAGACCCACGGGAGGGATTATGAGCGGAACATTTAAATTAGTATCGGAGCAGTTGCCGCCCAAGCATGTGGCATTGATTGGTGTTTCTACTGGGCCAAAACTTCACAGCGTAACGTTTGATGGATACAGATTCATTAGCGCAGAAAATGGCAGCGAATTCGCTCTTGGGTGCATTGTTGGTTGGTATGATATGAGCCAGCATAAAAAATGTGATTGGCCGCTTGTTGCCGGAGGCTTGCGCATTTACATAAACGCACTTTGCTCGGCGCTGGTTAACGCTGAGAATTCGAGGGATGGATTATGATTGAAACAATATTGATACTAATTTTCGTTGTTGCGGGTTTTGTTTTTGTATACGAGAAGCGCACAAGCGACAATATGGAAAAACTCATTAACACGGTCGCCATGAAAAGAGCCGAAGGCAAACCAGAGAATGATAACTGCAAAGGCCCGGCTTATACAAATTGGGAGCCTGTAGTTCTATGTCCTGAGTGCTTATGCGAGATAAGCCATGACGAGATGATGACAAGCATCTGTCTTTCATGTGGAGTCCAATTTTACAGGTATACATACATAAACGCAGCGTCAAGGAAGATATACATGAATGGCTCTTGGAGAGAGCAGTTAAGGTTTGGTGGTAAAGATTATATAGACAAGAAGCGGTATCTGACTAACACTCAACATTCACAGAAAACCTAACCATCCACCGGCCTGAGCCTGTGCGCATAGGTCGTCCAACTGATTCGGCGGTGTTAACCACTTTCATGGTGCCGCTATCATACGACAAGTTGTTAAATAGGTATGTTTGGCAGCTTGTCGCATCATTCACCAAAGTAAGCCAATCATCGGGCAACTCTGACACATCACTAAATAGCGTCACCTGAATAAGGTATCGAGCGGTGTCGGTGTTTGATTCTCTGCCGGTAGCGTTAACCAAACAGATTGACACGCTATCATTAGTGAATGGCAGCGCTGAATCATCCCAGAAAATAGCATGATGATAGCCAGTAAGCACATTATCAATTAGTGCAGTGCGGATAACTTCCGCTGGTAACGTGCTTGCGCTCATTTGCTCATTTCCTCTCTAAATACTTCGTTTAGGTTTATGGTCTGCAATCCGTGTTCAATCCAGCGTGATTTTGCGTTAGGGTTCGTTAGTGCGCCACGCTTACCGGATGCGTCAGGGCCGCGCGGAGACCAGTTATCATTGTAGTACAACCAACCGGCATACGCTGTTGTGTGGTCGCCGCCATAGCTTAACGTGACAGACCATGCGCCACCTTCTCGGACAGGTGTGGTTACGTCTTTACTGCTCAATAGGTCGCCCGTATCCATCGGCACAAAGTAGTCAGAAGCCGTGCCAAGTTTCCACGCAGTCATGTAACAGGCATCTTTAGCCTTAACCTGCAACTCTTTGGTCCATGCGTCCAACTTGTTGTTAGCGTCCGTGTATGACTTACATGGTTTAAATGGCATTATCCCGTCAACAACACATAATCTTTACCGCCAACTAAAGGCGTGGCAGTTTCCACCTTGACGATTTTCTCAGCGCCTGACACCGGAGACGAATCAGCGTACTCACCCACCGCAATCATATCACCCTTCTGTGCGCTGGCGTACTTGGTTACATAGGTTGTATTAGGCTGAAACTCTTCCTGTTCGTCATCGCGGCGAATAGCGCCACCATTCTTGAACCTAGCGTCAAATGTAACAGGCGCATCCCAGCCGCCGCCGTATGGTGACGATGACGTATCAACAGTGGATTTGCGCCATATGGTCACAGTCTCTTGTGGGAATTGGCCGATAATTGTGCTCATGCTTGCCTACTGGTTAGACCACTAATATACAGATAGTGTACTACAATGCATTTGACTTTAACAATTGGAGATAGTCATGGGTAAAATTTACACAGGAATATTTTTATTCTTTTTTGCAATTTCGGCTTTGTATAACTTTGGCACAGAGGATTATGTAACATTTACCGTTGAAAGTAAGGAGCGCATTGTAACCGGAAGCGGGGATTCAACGTCGAGCAAATGGGTGATATTTACAGACATTGAAGTGTTTAAGAATGTAGATACGATATTCAGATTCAAGTTTAACAGCGCTGACATTCAAGGCGAGCTAAAGGAGGGCAAGACGTACAACGCCAAGGTTTACGGTTGGCGAATTGGGTTTTTTAGCATGTATCGAAATATCATTGAAGTGCGAGAGGTCAAAGGTAATGATTGACTTAACACCACTAAGGATGCTGCCTATTTCTCTAGCGATAGCGGACTACAAAAGCAAAAAGAAACTAATAGAGTCGTTGCCACTCTCCTGTGAAGAGCAACTTATTGCCGAGCTAAAGTGCGCGGAAGAGTGTGTAGAAAAAGTAGAGGCAGCCCTAAAAGCTACCCTCTCTGAATCTGTAAAGGATACGTGCCACCCTGACCAATAGCAGTCAGAACACAGGCTCCAGCATCCATACCTTGAAGCAAATCAAGATACTGATTACCGGAGCCTTTGCTTGTGTCGAACGATACCGAATCACCGGTAAAGCTCGCCTGACTGGAAAGCTGCCCGCCAGACTGCTGCACAATCATCGCCGCAGCGCCGTACATTTTTGCTAATTTCGCCTGTGCGTCACTGTAACCGCCTGTCGTGATACATGAATCCGCTTCGTCGACTACATCAATAATCATTTGAATTGACGCATCTGACAGGCTGTTAGGCACAAAATCCCGAACCTCTGAAACTGTTATCGTAGCCATTGTATTTTCACTCTACCATTACGCACATAGCGTACTGTTGTTATACCCTGGTCACGTAAATACTTACGTAACGCTTTAGCCTGCCCAAGTGTAACCTGCCTATCCAGCCCATGTATAGTCACTTCATTCATGGGCCAGAAATACGAAAGCACCGTAAAGCATTCGTATGTCATTTCGTCCGGCGTACTGCCTATCTCACCGAACCGGTATGGTTCGATAAGTGGTCGCATTTATGTTCTAATCACGTACTGTGTTGTAACCATTAAGTCATCTATATCGGCAGGAGAGCCAACCTTGACAAGTTCAATGGAAAAGAAATTTCCTTTTAGGTATCTCGTGTCGATATTCTCCCAATAATCCATAACCTGCCCTCTCGTGCTATTTCCCGCTATCCTGTCGGGCGTTTCGCTTGTGCTTGTTGGTGACGGATCCATGGTCACGGCGAGAGAGTGAACTAACGTTGTAGATTGGTATATATCGACCCGCCAAAAATTAGCGTCATCATGTGATGCCGTAACGCCTGTCGCGCCTATCTGTATTCTTTCTAGGTCAGATGGGCATTGATTGCCAGATGAATCAGCAGCCGCTATCAAATACTTTGACGGGGCGACAATTGCGCTTGTAGTAACGCCAGATGTGGAGCCGAATTTGAATGACTCGACAAAGCGCTGACCGTAGCTGCCAAACGCTGCGTTTTCAAAGCAGGTTGTCTCAAATTTCAACGGTGGCAACTCACCATTACCGCTAGTGTTAAACGAGACGGTATCACCAACCGTTCTATATCCGTTGAATGAAAGCAGCAACGTATCAGAATTCCCTGTTACTGAACGGTCCACACCTCTCATTGCTATAGCTCGCTGTGATGCTCTACCATCCCTAACAACTAAAGACGAGTCAGCGCCAGCAAATCTAACGCCGGTGAGATCTATATATGCGGCATTGTTTCCAGCATCCAAGCCGATTGCACTAACCGTCGCCCCTGCGCTTGTAATTGACTTAAATATCCCTGTAACCATAACAGCGCTGTTTGCTGTGCCACAATCAATCTTCACAAGGTCGGCATTACCAGTGGTTAACACAGAGTTGCAGTTATAGTGATTGTTTACCTTCAACGTGCCCCTAGTCACATTCCCCGCTGATTGCGCAACCTCAAGCGTTAACCCTTCTGCATTGGATGAGTCGCCAACATATATAAAGCCGTCCTTACCATAATCCAAAGTCGGCTTACATTCGATGTCAAAATCTGCAACCCTTAGAATCTGTAACCCTCTGAGTGAGTCTGGGGAGCCGTGAATTTTTAGCTCTTCTTTTGTGCGCAATAATGTGCCACCTTCGAACGCCCACCCGTTAATATCTCTCTCGCCCGTACCTGAGATTAAAACATCATTAAAAACATCACCTGTCGCTGGGTCGCCGGTATGAAAAACTGATGACTTGGACGCATTTCCTGACTTGTAGGTCTTGATGTCAATCTTTGAATTATGGCAACGCCGGAATTCCCAAGCTCGCCCATCAACGAATCTACCGAAGCAATTGTCCACAACTAGATTGTTTGAGCTACCAACCAAAACACCATCAAAAACAAATCTCGCGCTTGCGTCTGAGCCTGGTGTTACTTGCCCGTCGATTTGCACATTATGAAACTCAACATGCGTAACGCCTGATTCATTGTCAAACTCCCACATATAGCCAACCATTGGACTTTCAGTTGGCTGAACTTTACATAATCCTTGAGATACGATCTTTACCGTCTGCGATGCTCTGCCGAAAACCTGCTGGCTACTCTTAACTAATCCAGAAGGAATGTATATTGTGCCGCCCACTGATTTTAATTCATTCCAAGCTTTCAGTAAGGCAGGGCCAATATCATTCGATGATGCGCCATATTGCAGTATATTAATCTCATTACCAACAGTGCCAATCACAACGCTTGCTACACCCCCAACCAACTGCACCTCATAGGGGCCGTCGGAGGCCTGGACTTTGATAATATCAACCGGCTCAACATCTAGGCGAGGGTCGTCGAAGTACCCCTCAGCAGTAACCTGGGCAATCGTATCGTCAGTGGTGTACGACCACATGGTCGGAATGCCTGAGAAGTTCAGGCCGATTAATTTAAAGTTGCGATACCTGAAGCTCATTGCGCCTCCTCCCATTCGAGTTGATAAAGAAATTCACTATCTGTTGTGCCGTTGATGTTCGTAAACACCAACAGGAAAGTATTACCCGCTGCCACGCCTGACGCATTACCGCTTGCCGTGTAGCTTGAAGTCGCTCGGCTACCACCGCCCGATGTTGGCACAAGGTAAGACGTACCTGTGCGCTTTGGTGCCGTTGTGCTGAATGACGTTGCAAGGCGCTTCTCAATGGTCACGCCGCTTGTAGGGTGCGAAGCCAAGCCACTAACAGATAGGTCATTGTTAATCGGCGAAACTTTGGTGCTTGTTACGTCTGTCCACGTGCCGCCGCCGATAGTCTCGCTACCGGTGAACGGGTAAACAATATACTTACGGCCACCTGCCCATCCGTTAATCAGGCGTAGCTGTAGTTTTAGCGGGTAAACAGTTGCAAACCGATAGATGAGAATATCAGTATCAGCAATAGCATCCGCGCCGCTGCAGTCGTCGAAGAACTTAAACTGTAAGTTGTTCTCAAACGATGCCTGCTGGTTATCAGTAGCCATACGAGACTTCGACGGGTCTTTACCTGTCGAAATGTAATGGCCATTTTCCGATGGGTAGTTAGCCATTTTTCCATCCACCAGCTTTGTATGACTCCACCATATCAGGGTGTACGTCAGCCTGCTTTTCACCGCGCACCATCTTAACTAAATCAGACTTAGGTTTTGATGCTCTTGGCTTGCGAGTTTGCTTTGATTTCTGCTCTGTCATGTGAGCCTCACTGGTTAGCCCACTTGTTACGTACAGTTTACTATAATGGCTAGAGTTTAGGCAAATTTGGAGAATGGAATGATTGCAAGGGGCGTAAGAAGAAAGCCAATAAAAGGTGATATTGCGATATTCAGAACACCAGGCTTCATTGATAGAGAAGATTGGACACATACCGTTCATATAGATGATATTAATGACAATGGTGATATTACAGTTACGCACCTATATGACCACGTAATGAAAAAGTCTTGCGGCCAATTTACAGCACCAGCAAGAGATTGTTATGTGCTTGTTTTGGATGGTGTTGAGTTGCAGTTTGAATACTTCAAAGCACTAGGCTACAAAGTGAGGGTTAAGTGATGGATTGGATAAACAAATTAGGCAAGAAAGCATACGCGGCTTTAATTGCTGCGGTAATAATTATACCTATAACGATTAATTTGTATTTTTACTTTGATGCGGCAATTGGGTGTGAAGGCGAGATAGCTAGAGCCTTAATTGGATACGTTTGTGTAGAGGGTGGCAAGCAATGAGCGAGGAAGATTACGAATACGTATTCAGAGATTTGCACGAATCAAGCATTCCGCATATTGACGCGGAAGATTTGGACGACATATGTCTTAGTGGTCATTTTAGCCTTGGTGAGCTAGAAAGGCTTGTTTGGGCATTAAAGGATAGGGATGGCAAGTGATGTTTAAAGAAATAGCAGTAAACGGCGTGGAAGTCGCAAATCATTACGGTGGCGGTTATGGCGGCGAGTGGATAAGTGCAAGTGGAGTAAGTGGTGGTGTATCCAGCTTTGATGGCGGCACATGGAGATCAATAGATGTCCCGTACTGGGAAGCGCGCATCAAGCAGATTGGAAAGGGCAAGCGACACTATTTCTATCTCAACAAAATGTGGCACTATGTGGAGCTTGATGAAGGGTTGCCGCCACTACTCCATTACAATGCAAGCATAACAAAAAGCCCCGCATAAGCAGGGCTTTCTTTATTTTCTCGCGCCATGTCTATTAGTGAATCCGTTTTTCATGCTGTACTCTTCCCTTGCCTTTACCGCGTCGTAAAAATCATCATGATTGCCGATGTGTACCTGCTTACCTTTGTCGCTTGCATAAGCTCTCCACCTGCCAGACATTTTATGAAAACCGACCCCTGTATATTTTGTCGTTGAGTTTTTGTTTAATCTCTTGTTTCTTTGATTATTGCTTAAGCTGCACTCTCTGAGATTTTCTATCCTGTTATCCAAAGTGTCGCCACTTATGTGGTCTATATATTTAGATGGGAATGCGCCGTAATAAAGAGCAAAAGCTATCCTGTGTGCGAATATGTGCTTTCCGTTTATTTTTACTCTCTTGTATCCATTTGATACAGAGCCTGATATCTTCTTGTTGGCGTATCTTGTCTGTATGTATTTCGGCTTATGGTCAAGCCCTCTCCAATACAAGTCGCCAGTTTCTGGGTCGTATCTAAGTATTTTGTTTAAGTAATCAATATCAACTTCACGCATAAAAAAGCCCTCATAAAGAGGGCTATTATATCACTAGGGGATAAAATTATCCAAGGATTGCTGCAACATATTTTGGCATCCAGCAGCGAACACCCCACGCCAAAGCCACCTCAAACATTGTTTTCTTGTAGCCTTTGTACACGCGGATTTCAAACACCAATCCAGAGCGAGGGTCTTGAACCAGCATTGCATCTACAGCAGCATCGCCGCCACCTGGAACCGCAGGCGGACGCACAATCAATTCCATCGCTGAACGGTGGAACATAACGTTACCTGTGTAGCTGTTACCCACAGTGATTGCGTTGTTGTCTGCAATTGCAGCAAGCAATCCAGGCTCTGCTAAGTCGAAGTCACCACCACTTAATGCAGAGTTGACAACGTACTTGTTATCAGTATCAGCAGCAAAGGTAACAACGTCACCCGCCAAGATTGTGCCTGAGCCAGTGTCAGCGGTTACAGTTTCATCACCGATAGACAGTGCGCCGTTAACCAGATAGCCAGAGCCAGTGCCTTTAGTGTGCAGGCCAACCTGTGCAGATTCACGCAGCATTACGCCTGAAATATCTTGTAGTACGCCTTGACGCAGCAGAGATTCAGAGCCAGCTTCGTTTACCTTGTACAGGTTAGACAGGTTGCGCAGGTTGGTTCCAGCCGTGGTATTCATTACCATCGACACCATGCCGTCAAACGTTGGCGCGCCGTTATCCACTAGGATTTGGCGTGCTTCGTTAATAACGTGGTGGTTTGAGCCGAATGGAGTAGTACCGGCAGTGCCTACAGCGCGTGATGCGTTTTGATAAGCTTCGGTCCACAGGTCAGCCTCAACTTCGTTACACAGAGTTCGCATGGCTTGTGCAATCTGGTCGCCATAGATGGTTTCGAAGCCTGAGCCGTTGTTAACGTGGCGCATATCTTCACCAGTCCACGGAATTTGAACCGCTTTAGACTTGGTGATGGTCGCTGTTTTGTTAGCAATCGTCTGGTCAGTACCTTCAGGAATAGTCATTGAAGGTGTTACGTCAGTGGCAGTAGCCGCAGGAGTGAAGTGCGAGCGAACAGTGTCGCCTACAGCAACACGCTCTGAGCCGTTACCGTTGATAGTTACAGCAGGCACAAAACCTACCTGCTCACGAGCTACCACATCGGCCGCTTTATAGATGTCAGCCGCTAAATCTGTTAATACGTTAGCCATTTTAAAATACCTTAATCAGTTAATTTACCGCCTTTCTTGAAGAACTCAGACCGTTGCGCCTGATTCCATCCTTCAAATTCGGCTCTTGAGGCTGTTTTAACAGTAGCACCGCCACTTCCACCGCCGTTCACTTTACCGCCTCCGCTGGTTACAACGTCAGCTTTTAACACTGGGGCAAATACTGCGTTTTTCTTCAACTCAGCAATAAACCCACTTTTATCCAATGATGTGGCACCGCCATTATCATCAAGATAGATTTCTTTACCGCTTTCAATGTCCACATCAATCATTGATGAGACAAGGCGCTTAAATGCTGCTGCACCGTCTTTCGATGCGTACTCACTTGCTAAGTCCGCGACAATCGCATTACGCTTCTCACCCTTAATGCGGTCCTCTAAACCCTTAATTCTTTCCTGGTACTGGCTTTCCGTTTCGCCGAATCGTTTCTTTGCGTCAGCTAATTGCTGCTCGAACAATTCAGTATTGCCAGATTTGCGCGCCTCTTCCAAAGCCTTTTTACGGGCCTCTTCGATTTCGCGTTGCTTGGCCTCTTCATACCCTTTCAGGGTTTCGGATGCCTCGCCGCACCGTGTTTTCAGGTCTTTGTTTTCGTTCTTAACGTTAAACAAATGATTGCGCAACTCATGCGCGTCTTTATCCTGAAAGCCCTTTTTGCCGTCAATCTCTACCTCAACAAACTGAGATTTTAATTCATCCGGCAAGTTATCAAGTGATTCTACAAACATTTAAGCACCGCCTAAATTAGTTATGCTACACCGTAGCGTTGTCCTGCTCATCGTCAGGGTTATCGTCATTTTGTACCGATTCGTTTACGCTGTCAACTGGTCGGGCCACTACAGGGTCGCCCATGTCCATTTCCATTTCTGCCAATACTGTTTCGATATCCTCAATCAGCCAGCCGCCGTTTTGCAATTGTCGCATCATTTCTGCGTGACTGAATGCGCCATTCGTGCGGCCTTCAAAGATTACGCGAACCTCATCAACAGTCAGTCGAGGCGTTGCAAAATCACGAGGCAGGTTAATCGATACATCTAAATCTTGCATGTTGTCCGGCGACACCAAACCCTCAAACATAGCGCGGCACTGACAAGCCATGATGAAAGCCTCTTCTGTGTTGTGCGCTAACGATTCAAGCATGGCGTTCTGGTCGGTGGCGTTTATGTCAGCCTCAGTTGCCGTCATATTGACAGACTCAGATTTGACAGAGCCACCCATGGATCGAATCTTTTTGTCAGTCGCGTCAAAGTACCACTGAAAATCACCCATCTCTGCGGAGCCTGACACAATGTCTACTGTTACGCCTTCAGGCAGGTTGTTAACCGATGTCGGACCGGTAGCGATGTATTCACGCCCGTTGTTAGCCTCTTTGAATATCTTAGCATCACCTTCTTTCCACCCGCCAGTAAACGTAGTAGGCGCAAGACTTCGCTGAACCTCTTTATACACAGCAGACACGCGATATTTATCAAGCGATTTAAGGCAGATTGGGAACAGGTAGCCCATAGAGCGCGGAAATTCACCGGCTTCTAAATACTCGTCAGCGACAACGAAAACAGGTAGCCATTTTAACGGTTGGCCAGATACTGAGACATAGGAAGGTTCTGAAGGCTCGTCAGATACACCTTCTTTGAATATCTCTTTTTGCTGGTAGTAATTGCCCTCATCATCAAGCGCCAGGATTAGATAGGACTCAATGTTTACACGCTGGCCTGTAGTTTTGTCGAAGTCATAGCCGCGCTCAAGCAGTTTGATGTACTCAAGTTGCATCACCCCATTAATGCGGGCGAAATTCCAATCAACGACGTTTTCACGGCTGTATTGCTTAATCTTGGCTCTCGGGTTAGCCGCGCGAACATCTGCAATCGTAACGCTATCTAGGTCAGCATCGCCCAACCCCTGATAGTCAACGACCAAAAAGTCATACTTATTCATCAGCGCACGGCCAACAGCAGATTGAATGGCAGAGACTAACGAGCGTCCATCACCGTCGCAGTCATCAACCGAGTACTCGATACGCTCAGGTAGCTCAATATCAGAATCGGCAATACGCATCTTACCAAGCAATGCGCGTTTAGTTTCTGCTGGCGCGTTGTCGTACTCTGCGCCGTCGATGAATCTGTCATAACGAGCAACTGCCGCCGTTGAATCAGTATCGATATCTGACGGGTGTTTGAGATATGCTTGTCTTGCCTCTTTTATGCGAGGCTCACCTTCTAGGCAGTCGCGACCAATGCGCATTAAATTTGCAGCAAAATAATAATCTGGGTGCTGGTCTGAGCTAACCAGTGTGTCATTGCGTGTTAATTCTGCCATTTGATGCGCCTTTTGATATTTGCTCCAATTTTAGCCACTGGTCTAACCACTTACAAGCCCAATCGCTTAAATACTGTCGATTCCTCTTGCTCAAGCTCGTTTAATGTGATTGTGCGGCCCGTCATATCGGTGAATTTGGATAGCGATAATTTGCCGTCAAGAAACAGTTTGGCCCTTGTAGTACCAAGCGATGACTCAACAAACCATCTAGGCTGTCTGCGTAACCATGCCTCGTGGCTGGTATCACTTCTAACTGTTGTCGGGTCAAATGCGTCTTTGTCGCGCTTGCCTCGATACTTTGGTTTGCCATCCGTGCGGGCCTCTTTCTTCTCGAACGCCTCTTTTGCTGCCGGTCCCGACTTACCGCCTATGGCAACCTGTTGACCGGTTAGCTCGAAGCCTTCAGGACCGTAGATTAGTGTGCTACGGCAGTTTGGGTGTAACGGTGGAATCGGTAGCTTTGGGTCGTCAGCCTTAAACCGTTTCTTGAGTTGGTGCGGCATATCAGGCTAGTCCGATTATCCCACACAGCAGCAAATATCGCTTCCTGATAATACTTAGGATGCGCAGATACGTTTGCCCGCCTTGCCTGTTGCACGTAATGCGTGAACGCTGTTCTGGCTAATGACTCGGCGCGAGTTTTTAGCGTGCCGTCAAACTCAGCGCGGATATTCTTTAGCACCTGATTGACTGTCTCAGCGCGTGAATAGCCTTGCCGAACCATTGACATAATGCGCTGATTGCGTCCAGCGTTATTGCCCGTTATGAATTCATCCCAGAAACCAGCCTGCTTTGACTGCTCCATGACAACCATTTGCTCGCCGATGAAGGATAGAATCTCATTCTTTGCCGGTGGCGTTAACTCAGTATTGCGCAACATGTAGCGCACTTCGTACAATGCCGCCTCCTGCATATCCTTGGTGTAATCTGCCCATCCTGAGTTTAATTCGATGATGCGCTGTATGCGCCGCTCGATAGTCTCAAGCTGTTTTGGTGTGCGTGGCAGGCCACCGTCAAGAATGAGCAACCTGATTAGCCGGTAAGTTTCTTCTAACCCTGGATACACAGACGCGTTGATATACCCTGAATTTAACCTATCAAGGTACGCCTCGTGCATTAGTTGTGCGTCTAGGTTTATTGTGATTGTCATAGGACAGTAACCACGTAATTACCAACTACAACAAAAGTAGGGCCAAGCCATGATTTATACAATTTACACTTACTGCGCTTTTCTTTGTTGCGCATAGGCTTGTCTTTCTTACTTACCCTGTTAACTTGGCTTGAGGCGAGCTTAAAATCTAGCTTAGGGTATCGCTCCATATATCTTTCTGCTGCGTGCTTTGTGAATATTCTTTTCTCAATCATCCGCATAATCCCCGTTCAAGAGTTTATTTTTAAAGCACTCCAGCAGAAACAGGATTTGCGCCGCGTTTAAATTGGTTGTTGACCTCGCATCCATTATACCCTCATGGTCGTACCCAATAACAAACACTGACTCGTACTCACCCTTTGCAGCGTCTAGCACGTTATCAGGGTTTAATGCTGTGTCGTTTCTCATGTTTACAATATTCATCCAAACCTCGGTGCGGCTGCTGGTTTACGCTTCTGCTGAATCAACGGACTAATCCCGTAGCGAATCGAATCAATGTAGTGATTGTGTTTATCCACTATATCAGGTAATACGTCGCCAGTCAGCCTGTCTACCTTGTAGCTGTACATGCGCATTTCTTTTCTGGTCTCTTCACAGCGCGGGTGAACAACAATCTCTTTGTATGAGCGCATATGCTGAACGCCATCCTCAACGCTACCTTTCCACTTATCCACACCAATAACGCGTGGCATGCCGTGATTGACAAGATAACTGATTGACTCAGGTCGGGCAGAATCGGCGCGGCAAACGTATTTGTGGAAGTCGGGTATTTTCTTAGTGATAAATTCGGTTGTATCGTCAAGCTCAAGCTTTGTGCGTCCTGCTTCATACTCCACCCATAGGCGACCATCGTAAACCCAGCACTTTGTTGCTGCTGTCGGGTCGAGAGAGAATCCAAAGTCCAATCCGCAATATGGCCCATCCCAATCAGCGCCAGGCTTAAATTCTGCGACGCGAACCTTATTAGCAAACACCTGGCTATCTGAATTCTCAAGGTAAGTGCCTTCCCAAATATGCGCGTATGTTTGCGGGTCGAGTGATTTAAGGTCTGATAGCCTATCCTGGTCTAGCACATCAGGAAACCACGGATTATCCATGTAATTCATTTCGACGAATATAGAATCATCCCTGTCGCGCTTTCTGAATCTAAGGTCCGTTGGGCTTCCGTCTTTCTCAGGGTTCCATGTCACCCATATTTCGGAGTTGGCTTCACGTACTGTCGGAATTAGTTTCTTGTAGGCCGTTTCACTTACCGTCTCTGCCTCGTCAATCCAGCATAACAGAATCTTTGCCTTTGACTTGATACTGTCAAGATTATGACGCAGACCGGCAAACACGTATTTGATGCGCCCATCAATAGACCGAATGTACTTTTCACCTATCTCCCAATACGCAGAAAGCCAATCAACAGACCGGATAGCCTGCTTGATTTCTTCCATGCTCGAATCATCAAGGGAATTTAAGTGTTCACGTGCACAGAGTATAACGCCAGACTCGCCATTCATGCCCATCTGATAACCATGTACGGCTGTCATTAATGCGAATGTGCGTGTTTTACCTGAACCCCGCCCACCATGTGCGCCACGGTAGCGGTAATAACCACGGGGCTTTGAGAATACGGTTAATAGTTTAGGCGGGATTTCAATCTTCGCGGTGGTCATCTGGCGCGACCAATTCAATACGGGTTGGACTCATAGTGCCATCTGATGATTTGTGGTCCTGCTCTACCTTGTCGGAGTATCCGTGTTTACTAAGTATCATCTTCGTTACTGCCGGATTAAATTCGCCATTTAGCCCTTTATTCAGAAGAAAAACCTCTTGCAATTCGTTTACGCACGATAAAATGTCCGAAAAATCACTTTTGTCTTTATGTTTCGCCCAATCGTAGACGATGGATTTGGACCGGTTGATGTGCTTGCAAAGACCAACAATGGAAGGGAAAACCTCTATAGGGTTATTCGGTGCGCAGCCGTTCTCTGCAAATGACTGAACGTAATCAATCGCCTTACATAACATTTCTTCTGTGTACTCTGTCGGCCTGCCGAATCCCATATAATCAACACCGTTAATTAATCAGTCTTAAATATACCACATGATGGGATAAAAAAAGCCCTGCGGATAACAGGGCAACTGGAGGGGAAGAAACAGTCTTTAACATAGCGGGTTAGTTGTGTGGTGTCAATCATTAACCACCAAAGGTTGATAACTAACCCCGATAGGCAACTGCATGAAGTCCAGCTCATATTCGCTATACATCCATTGTTGAAATGCGTGCTCGGCCTCTTGGAGGTTCCGTGCGTCGTATATGTCACACGAGTATTCTTTACCGCCTATCGTTGTTGATGCGCGGTAGTTCACGACAACAACCCCCATCCAAGCATAAACAGCCAAACAGCCCAACCTAAACCCATAGCAACAACATTACCTTTCGTCTGCTCGATATACTCACCCCATGCAAGCTCAAGTGATGCCCAGGCTATACCGGCGAATGTGATTACCATGTATGTGTAGTAGAATTCGTTCATACCTCACCCCGCGCTTTTGCTAGTAGTCTCTTTGCCTCTTCTCGCTGTGTGACATCCTCTGAGTTTTGTGATAAATCCTCGATGAAATCATAAAGCTCCGGTGCCGCTGCTATTAGGTGGGCATTTGCCTGCAACTCATTATCTGACGCACCCTTATCGCCATGACCCTGAATAGTTAAATCAAATTGATTAACGCCGTCATCGTTAAGCGCATAAACAAATGCCCCATCTAAAACAATCCACTCGCCTTTCGTAAACTCAGCCTCACTCATCTTTTCTCCCTCCAACTTTTCTTAGCTTTATGTATCGCTGTAAATGCTTCGATATTATCGTTCACCACACGGTACGCGTATTGCGGGTGACAGCCTACCGCATTGGATAGTGACAACACCGTGCGATGTTTACCCGTTTTCGCCTCTGCGATGATTGCAGGCGCTATTGTGCCGTATCGTTTCATTCCTCAACCTCGCAATCCTTCCCAATCACAAAGCAATAGTCATCTGACAATGAGAATTCGTCACGACTTGCGCCAACTCTAACCAACTCAAGCGCGCTGACCATTATGCCGCTACTTCCAATCATGGTTGCACTGACGCTGACAGGGAATTTCACATTTCCCATGCCTAAATAGCCGCCATTACCTAACAATACCGCGTTAACTTTATCGCTCACACTCTACCCCCATTCTCAGTAAAAATGCGTAACAACTCTGGATGACTGAACATCTGATAAGTGACATCAGGGCCGCGAAGCCCTGACAATCGCGCTACACCCTGAATTGTTTTCGGTTTGAATTCCAGGGCTTTGGTTATTTTTCTGCAATGCTTGTTCATATAAAGTCTGACCAATCATACCCAACCGGCATACCCATTTCTTCACCGATAGCCTCGTAAATCATATCCTTTGCCTTTTCATCCCACTTAGCCAATAGATACTTCTGCGCCTCGTTAGCGTCTGATTCGATGGTAAGGCGTGTTAGCTCGTACATCGTATCGTAATCTTCTGCTAATGCGGTTTGAACGTGATTAAACGTGATAAACGACCGGCGATAGCCCCAGGACAGGTTTTTACCATCTGCAACGCGCTCTGCCAGCTTTTCGGCGATATACCATAGGTTATCATTGCTGGCATCGTTATAAGTCAGTGGCGTTGATTCTAGCTCGTCTGGTAGCTGTCTGTCGTATGCTGTTTGGTGCTGTTCGAAATTCATTTGGCACCCTCCGTCAGAATAGATTCATCAAACTCACCCTTGTAAACAGCTATAAGCCATTCCGATAACTGGCTTGCGCACTTGTAGTGCTCGTTATAGCTAAAGCTGGCAAGATAGTCGTATTTGGATTCGCCATTATAAGGCCCGTAGCTTGAAACGTATTCCTTCCTGCATCCGTTAATTATTAATCCATCTGAATCTCTGTGCTCGTAAACGCAGAATACTACATTCTGCTTTCCGTTAGTGACTTCGTACTGATATCCATGTTCCCTGCAATTATCAAACTCGGTCACCTCAATCTCAATACCGTACACTTCGTCGCTTTCGTAATTTGTAGCAGTCAGGTAGTTGGCCAACTCGTAAACTACATCAGCTATCACAGACTGCGTGTGCTTAACTGTATCTTTGTTTATTTTCTTCATCTTCATTCCCTCCATTAGTTTCACCCATTATAACGGGTTAATTTTGTTTTGTGGTTTGACCAGTTAGTCGTCGCGCCAAGCTTCGACATCTTCCCATTCGCCGTCTTGAATATCGCCTTTACTCATCATGTCTCCAACAATATCTGCACCAAAGTCTTCTAGGTCATTTTGAAACTCGTCGAATTCATCCTCTGTCATATCGACAACTTTCGAATACCTGATTATTTCTGTTGCTGTTATTCTTACTTTCATCACTTCACCTCAAACTGTTCTAAAAGGTCATAAAATGCACTAAACACAGACTTTTCTTCTGGGCCCTCTATTTTTTTTCACTAACTTGCTCCACGCCTCAGCCTTGCTGATTGATGGTTTGCGTTTAGATATAAATTTGCTTTTATACACGGAATGCTTGCCTGAATCATATTGGACCCATACGTAATCATCGTGCGTGTGAATCACTTTGCATTTATCCCCTTCTAGGTCTACATGCGTCCACTCTTCACCCTTCCTCCGCTCTACGTCTGCTTCGAATTCTTCGCGTGTGCAGACTTTGTATTGCCCGTTAATTGGCATTCCAAAAAACCATAACCTTTCTTTGCTACACCAACTTAATACATTGCGTATCTCATGAGGCCAAAAACCATCATAATAATCAACCGCATCACTCACCGTCTTGCGTGGTTGTGTGGCGTCACACTTTACCTCAAGCTGGCAAATATAATTATCAAGCTCAAGGATAAGCTCCTTCGAGATAGAAATATTCGCAAAACCATCATCGTAGTTTGCTAACTCAATAGCCGTTTCGAATCCGTGTGGCCGTTTCATTTCCCTTCCTCCATTTTCTCTAACCGAACAGATAGAACCTGCTCGCCGTTTACAGGCAATCGCCCCTTTGACTTAATCCACACCTGGCCGTCTTTGTCGATTAATGCGCCTGCTTTAATCCATCTAGCCAACTGCTGAGCGTGAATGCCTGTTGCCTTGCTGGCTTCGTACAAACTTTTGTATTTTGATAAGTGCCGCTTTAAATTAATCATTTACCTCCCCTGAAAATTTGATTTGCCCGCTTCATTAATGCAATACACTCAAGCTCAGATTCGCTACCCCTTTCTTCCTTGATAAGTCTTTCAGAGAAGGAGGCCATGGCTTTATCGTATGAAGAAGCTAAGTCATCACCTAAAAAATACATGGCGACTTTTTTCATTTCGTGCACATCTATAGAATAGAATCTAGACGCCTCTGTTAATTCCATAAAATTCATTATTCCCTCCATTGCGGCCATTAGGCCGCTGCTACTGCTCGTTTTACTTCTGCGATGTTTGGGAATTTTCCAACTTTCTCAACCTTTCCAGTTTCGCGGCCAATGTAACCAACTCTGTAACCATTCAAATCTTTTGCAACAATCATGTGACTTGCCGAGAATACTTCGCCACGCTTGTTTGTTGTTACCACCGCTAGGTCTACTTTTACTGATTCTTGTTTAACTTGCTTTGCTGTGATTTGGCTTGTTGTTAATGTTTTCATTTCGTTGTCCTTCCTCGTTGTTGATGTATATATAATAGCAAATCTGTGACTACTGTCAACACTTATTTGTGATTATTTTCATATTTATCATCTGGTCCTACCACCTCACACTCACACCCAGGAAACAGTTCCCGCAAACTCTGCTCGATGTCGTCGGCGTTGGATAGCATGGCGAATTGGTATTGATTGCCTTTGTAGGTTAGTTTGATTTGGTAGGGTTTCATCGGACCTTATACCTTTTAGGTTCGTTTTTAAGCTCGTTTTGATGCTCCAGTAATCCAAGCTCAGAGTCGTCAAGGTAATAAACGCCGCCGCCGTTTTCGTCCGGCTTCTGCTTCATGTATATATCTCTGGCGATATCCGTGTGTCTGGATTTCGCAGAGATAAGCATAGTTATACCTTTGTAGACAGATTCAGGGTTTGCTACGTCATCCCTGTGAACAAACATGATGTAGTCAGCGTACTTCTCTGGAGCGGATGAGCCGTAGAGATTTGACATTGACGGCCTGTTCTTTTCGTCTGCGCCACGGTTAGCCTGTGCAAGTAGGATGCATGGCACTTTCAGGTCTCGTGCAATCTCTTTCAACTTCTTCACGGTTAGCGCTATCATCAAATCGTAACGCTCACCTTTCTCAAGCGTCATCAACTCCACGTAATCGACAACGAATGCCGCCAAGTCTGGATTCTTTCTTTTTGCAGCCTTAACCCTTGCACGTATTTGCGCGGCGCATAGAGACGAATCGACATCAAGAAACATCCTGAATTCATTTTCATCAATGCTTCTGAGTACTTCGCTTACCCTTTGCCACTCGTAATCTGTAAGCGCTCCCAATCTCATATTCAGAGGCTTTACGCCCGCACCTATACCAATAACGCGGTCAAACGTTTCTTCGTCTGACATTTCCATACTGAAAAACATCGCAGACTTTTTGCGGGCAATGTTGTTTGTAATCATCTGGGCAATTTTGGTTTTGCCCATAGAAGGACGGCCAGCTATAACGAAAAGCCAATCTGATCCGATACCACCTATCACATCATCAAGCGGTTTGATGCCGGTTTTTATCCCAATTGCTGATTCATCGCCTTTGGTTTTGGCTTCCATTCTATCCATGAATCCAGCGGCGAGCGTTGAGATATTTACAGGCTCATAGGCGCTACCCATATCGATGGCTTGAATTTGACCTTTAACGCTGTCTATCACTGAGTGACTTTCAACACCTTGATAAACAGACTCTACGCCAGTGTTCATAATTCCGATCAGTGAGCGCTTGTAATACTTGTCTTGGATAATCTCTGCATACTTCATTAGCTGAGATTTAAGAAAGTGCCCCTTGCCCAGGTCGGCGACGTATGTGAACCCGCCAGCATCATCAATCAAGCCGTCATCGGTTAGCTTTTCAGTAACGCTGATTAAATCCCTGTCTCGCATTTCTGACATTGTTTTGAATATCACCTGATGAGCGGAGAAATAAAACATGTCGTAGCGCAGAATGTCGAATAGCTCTTTGGTTTCGTAGTTATCAGAGAATAGCGCGATACCTAATACGGCTTTCTCTGCCTCTTCACTGAATGGTGGAATGTTATCGGTCATTAAATTGACCCTCCATGACTGATACGACTGTTTCTTCTCTGATTAGCAAGTCAATGCTGTTTTGCTTCTTGCCCTCACGCTTCCCCATTACCCACTTACAGTTATCTCTAATGTACTCAAAGTAACCCCTCCAGTTTTCAATGTCAGAATTAAAGTCACCCTTATGTCTAGCCATGATTGACTTCTCTCTCTTACTGGTAATTTTTTCTACTCTCGGCATTTCTGGCAAAATATCATGGTACAGACTGACGACTGACTCAGTAGTCTTTTTAATTGAGTAGGTTAATTGAGTAGATTCGTGGTCAGATTCTGGCTGGGGGGTGGTCAGAATCTGGCTGGGGGGTAGCCGGTTCTCGGCTGGGGTGTCTCTGCATTCCCAATCTGTCATTGGCAGGCACAGCTTAAACATGTTTGATGTTTGCGAGCCTTCTTTGTATCGCTCCTGCTTAACTATTATCCCTGCCTCGGATAATTCTTTTATGTGAGACTTTACCGTGCTTGTAGAGGCTCCGCAGCGTTCAGCTATTGTTTTGTTGCTAGGGAAGCAGCATCCTTGGTCGTCGGCTATGTCAGCCATTACGATAAGAATAAGTTTTTTAATTGGATTACCAGGATTGTATTCGATTGCTCGATACGTATATTTAGCGCTCATATAGATACACCTATATTGGCCGGACTTAACCGGATTCAAAAAGGCATTATGTGATTTGATAATGCCGCCCTTGTATCTCAGCCCATCAAGAGAAGTAGCGGCAAGCCAAGAATTAGGAAGGATTCAGGGTGGTGGCCTGTCTCAATGCGTCAACTGGGGATCAATCCATCAGCAAAGATAAGCCGCGTAGTTAAATTATACCCCGCTATGATTTCAGGTCAAGCGGGGTTTTGTTTTAGTTGATAGTTATGCTTATGTTTGTTTTTGTAAAAATCCAGTACCAATTAGCCACAGCAAATGCGAATATTAACGCCAATGCAGCGCCGTCAGACTTGCCAATATAGCCTCCAAACATCTTCGTCCCGAGATACCCTAATACTGAGAAAGCCGTTAACCATGAAGCAAACAATGTCCAAACAATCAACCCAATTACTTCTAACATATCACCCTCCAATCTTATCAATAAAAACCGTTGTAGCTGTTTCACGTATCCGGTGTAGGCCGTAATACTGTTTAGGTTTGGATTTACCACCGTATAGCGGCGCTCCGTTTGGGTTTTCTTTAAGGTGCTCGTCTAGGGCCATGCGTGCGCGAGGCTCTAGCGATGAGCAGTTTGTGAATGTTTCTTTTTTCATAGCTCTTCATCTTCCTTGCTTAATGCCGCCTCTATTATTCTTTCCATGGCCTCGTAATGTTCTTCATGAATTTTCATAGGCGCATACTTAGGTAATATGCCCTCCTTTACAGCCTGCTTAACCGCTGCGAAAAGCATTGCGTTAGTCAATTTCACCGCATTACCCCTTCTATCAAATCATTATTAAATGGTAGTTCGTAGCCAGCATCGACCATTGCGTATAGCATGTCGCGCCATACTTGTTTTTCGTGCCCGTACATCTTTCGATAAGCCGCTGGGCGTAAAGTCCGGTTTAGCTCGTGGTTTGAGCGAATGTTATGCAACTCAAAGCTTAGAGGCATTATTGCAAGCTCGCCTACCTTCACAGTTTCGCCGTTAATCTTGCGCTTTGCCTTTGCTCCGATTATGTGGTCAATCTCGAACAAGTAAGGTGTTATACAGTCGTTACTGTACATATCATTTAACCACCGAGACGACCATGCAAAATCAACCACCATTGCGCGCCATTCAGATTCCAGTTTAGTTAGTTTTCCGCTGTTCATTCTCCATCCCTCATTAAAGCCTGGGTATATAAATCGTCAGGGTGTGTTAGTGTTGCGCCTAAATGCTCAGTGGCATAGAACTCAACGCGGTTTAAGTAATTGGCAAAATCTTTCACGGTGAGATTTTTAGTCTCACTGCGCACCGTTACAGTTTCACCGTTTACTTGAACTACGCGCACAGGTAAAAGCTTTCTTGCTAGATACTCGTGCAAGTCCTCAGAGCTAAACACGTTACCTTGAGTTTTGAATATATGCTCCGCCAACTCTCCACACCAAAGAAAGTTGAGCCTGTTTTGCTTTAGCTTTCGAGTCTCGCCACCTTCTTCAATCGTAACCCTTACCGGCTTATCAGATTGAGCAAAGAACATCTTTACAACCTCCCAAAGGCGCTTTCCATCTTCGGCGCTGGTGGCTTTATTTAGCTCTAGCGTCTGTTTTTGAATCACTTCTTACACTCCTTCGCATGTTGTTTCATAATTAGCTCATGCAGTATAGATGCCTTTGTGTTGCTGTAGTGGCCCTCTGCTTTTCTCTTGTCTCTGATTTCGTCAAGCATTCGATTGACGTTTTTATTAATCATTACTTGCGTGTGATTTGGTGACGCCATTTTCTTTCCTTTCTATGTATAATGTACTAATATTATGTCACACGCTTTTATACAGTCAACCCTTCACTGGTCAAACCACTTAATGAGATTTTTAGTGTAGAGTTGTAGGAAATAACGGAGGAAATGAAATGGGCAAACCGATTGATTTTTGGAAGAAGGTTGAGAAAACCAATCCGCAATACACAAAAGATGCGAGCGTGTCAGGCCAGAAAAGAACGGCTGTAGATGCGCAGTACAAGAAAATGATGATAACCGAGCAATTTGGCATGTATGGTTTGGGTTGGGGCGTTGTTGCTGGCAGTGAGGATTACCAGCGTGTCCACTATGAAAACCAGACGTGCATACTAAATTACACAGCAACGGCTTTTTATAACTACGAAGAGAATCGCGCAGAATTTCCAATAGCGGCTCAGATTAAAGAGTCTTACGTTACAAATGGCGGCAAAGGGTATCTAAAGATAGACGACGAAGCCGTAAAGAAAGTACGCACAGACGCGCTAACAAAGGCATTTACTGATTTAGGGTTCTGTGCTGATATT